CGTAGTAACTGTTGATAACCCTATAAAAAGTATAAAAAGTATTATGATAAATATACTTATATTGGGACCTATTATATTATTTAAAGATGGTAAGGTCATTTATTATTAGTTCATTTTTTTTTAGTAAAAATTTTATATAAGGTATATAAAATTGTATAGGTTTTGTATGTAATAGCACAGGAACGTTGACTATAACTCTTCCGCTTTAGGGGCATATTCATTTCGCCAAGCTATTGCACATCTTTTAGCCTCTTCATCTCCATATTTTTTTATACTGAAAGATTTTGTTCTACGTTTACCTGTCTCTCTATCAACCCAAGAAGCTTTCCATCTAGCCTTAGCCCCATTTTCTCTTCTAACTCCTTTATATCCAGAAGTATTATTTATTGGTTTGGATCTATTAGTAGCATTAACTCTTCCTCCACCTTCACGAACATTGCATTTTAAATTATTAAGACCATTTCTATCTATATGATCAACTTGAGAAAATTCGGGATAAAGTAAATTATGAATTCTTTTTTGTTTACCATGACTTCCTGTTTCAGCATAATAATTTGTTTTTGAAGATGATAAAATACATCTAATTGGAAGACACTCAAGTTGTTTTAAATTCTCATTTTCAAACAACATGATTTTATTGTTATTCAAAGTCATTTCTTTGAAAGTATAACCTGGTTCCATAATAGGATGTGAAACAACAGTAACATCTCTAATCATATTTTTACTCAAACCTCTACGAACTGATTCTCTATTTCGATATTGAATAGCCAATAATTTAGCTTTTTCTAAGCCAAATCTAGATTTTCTGAATGATTTTGATTTTCCTCCTTGTTCTTTTTTGAAAGTTACTTTAATACGTTCGCCTAAATCTGATATACCTCCTTGATGCTTCCCTCCATACCATTCTCCTCTTTTAAATTCTATTGGTATACTTGAATTTAGCAGTTTTAAATCTTTTTCTTCTTGAACACGCATTTTAACCATATTTTCTTTTATTTGAATAGATTGTCTACAAACTATACAACCTCCTTTAAAAGAATTTTTGCAAATATTATGTGATAAATTTTGAAATTCTCCATGTTTACATTTATATACTACTTTTCTATTGAATCCTAAGCTTACTAATTTATAACCTTTATTTTCTAAATTTTTCTTAACAGTTTCCATGGTTTGTTTACTTGATTTTTTCTTGGAACATTTAGTACAGCCATTCCATTGAGGTCTTTTTAATCCTTGTTTCATATGACGCCCAGGCTGCCCGCAATGACAAGTATAGTTAATATATCTCCTATCTTTTTCATCTACTGACCAATTAGTACAATTTTTATTCTTCATTATTTGATCAATAAAATCCTTAGTTTCTTGACTTAATTTTTTGTTTACCATTTTATTTTATATTTTACTTCTATTTTTTAAATCAATTATATTTTTGCGTCCAAAAATAATAAATTATATACTAAAAAAGTATATAATTGAATAATTGTAATATAAAAGTGGAACACATTTATAAAACTGGGAAACCAAGGGCACCTCCACTAATACGAATGATATTATTGTTAATGCAGGTAACAATAAATTCATAATGCTGTACCCAAGTTGCTTGTGAGTCGTTGGGATCTTGTCCAGTACCAGCTGCACCGTCGACGGCTGCTTGGGAACCAGTAGGGGCAATGCTAACGTTGGTGAGTTTACCGTAGTTAGTAGATCCCATGGGGTCTAGGCAGATAAAGTCAAGGGAGTAGGAGTACATGTGGTAACCAGTTTCCACGGGGATGACTGGTGCGCAGTACCATGGGTTGACGAGGGAGAAGTAGTCAGATCCCATATTGGAGAGACGTTGGGTGTTTTCGTAGATGAGAGAAGTAGCCAAGATGGGGTCGCGCATGGCAGGGTTGATGCTGTAGCTAACTGTAGCGCCAGAAACAATAGGAGATCCGGCAGTGTAGTTAGACCAAGCACAAGCAAGAGTCTTATTGCGAACACCGAAGAAGAATACTTTAATTGCGTGAGAAAAGCGAATATCGTAACGAGGAGTGAGAACTGTGTTTGGAGCGAAAGTTTGACGAGGAGCAGTTTGAACTTGTTCAATAAGGATATCACGAGGAGCACAAGCCATGCGTTTACGTTCATCGTTAGATACAATGGCGTAGTTAGCCCAGACTTGAACATTGCTGAGAACCATGTTGGAAGGAGTTTCCAAATCACCGGTAGTAGCGCACACGGAACGTACATTGTTTGCTAGACTGATATCATCCTTGATAAGTAATTGATCCCAGTTTCTGAAAGAAAAGTTCAATCTCATATCGTTGTATGGCAATGCAGCAGTAGGAAGTGCAACACCGCTATCGCGAGAATACCAGAAAGGTAAAGGTAAGTTAAGAGTCATGGAGGGGATATTATTCCCAGCATTAGGAATACCATTACCATGGGGATCCGTAAGTTGAGTAATGTTACCAATCATGTTATTGTAACCAGTTCTCTTTCCGGCTGGGACAGTAAAAGCTGCCCAGAAATCAAGATGGTAGTTATCAAAACGAGCTGCAACCAAATCATTAAAAGTAATGCAACATTCAGCAACAAGATTGTGCATAAAGTTACGAGTCCAACGAAGACGAAGAGTATTACTACTTCCTACATCTCCAAAAGTAGCTGGGTTAGGAACAACTTCGGGAATAGTGACACGAAGCCAAGTAGATAGAAGATAATCTCCTGCGCGAGAAATGCTAACAGACCATTCAGTGTCGAAATTAGCGTTTCCGCTAGCTCTGGAGAGTACTACTGGTACTTGAGTAAACCATGTAGATTTACGGGTTTCCCTTACGAAATAAGCAGTTGCGTCGGGACCACCATACATGTATTTTTCGAGTTCATCGAAGGTTGCTAGATCGATAAATCCTGAGGTGACATTTGATGTACAAATAGAAGCCATAGTTTTTTATATATAACAAGAAACTTTTTTTAAATTAGAAAAAAAAAAATTTTCTCTTTAAAAATAGGCATAGATATTTAATCATTAAAATCAACCCATATAACGGTAAAAAAGTTTCTTTTATTATTTTAAAACTAAAAATTATATTTTTACCCCTTCTAAATATAATCAAAATTTAATTTGAAAGAAATTCTATCTATTGAAGAAAAATATATCATCAATAAAAATAAATTTAATTATTAAATCATAATAACAATTATTATGATAAAGTTTATCAAGTAATATACTGAGGGGAAGAATGAGGAGGGGAAGAATGAGGAGGGGAAGAACAATTTTTCTGACAATCTTTCATATTAGAATATTTACCATTTCCAGGTGCTTGATTAATTTTAAAACATTTTCCTGCAAAGCAAGAATAAGAAAATTGTCCAAGGAGTTTATTTTTATGTTGATAATAAATTATAATAAAAGTTATAGCTGTAATTACTATACCAATTAGAAATAAAGATAAAATTAATAAAGTAATATTCATTTATATTAATTATTTATAAAATTTATTTTTCATGCGTGGTACATTTGGTATATTATTATTTTTCTTAAATTGTGAAAATTTTGATTTTGGGCATATACAGTTACGACCACCTTCAAAGTCTTGATAATATTTACTATAGGGTGGGCATTTATAGCAAGAGGTGTATTGAAGAGGTTTATATATTCCATTATTATATTTATGGTTAAAATTTCCAGTGTATTCTGAAGAAGTAGGCATTTATTTAAAATAAGAAATTATATCACAATTTAAAAGAACAATTTTGTATCTTAAAATGTCAGAATCACAAAACCTAAACTCTACAAAGGTGGAAGCTTCCGAAGTAAAAATTGCTAAATCCGTTAAGGCAGAAAAAACTACAACTAATAATGATAATGTAAAATATGCTGTTTTAATGGAAACTAGCGGGGAGGAATGCGAGAGTTGGTATTATTGCATTAAATACCAAGGAAATGAAAAAAATCTTGTACATCTTCAAAAACAGCTTGAGAAAGTTGATTGGTATATTCTTGACGATCTGAGCACATTTGATTTAGATCTTGATCATTTTATAAGTTCTCAAACAGCTAAAGAGCTTACTAAATTGGAATTAAATAGTCATTCGTTTCATAGAAAATTTGATGGAGTTTTGGATCGAATTGATTTGAATTTAAAAAGGAAGGATAAAAATGAGAGAAAAATGGTTAAAGTATTTGATATTTTGGGTTATGGTCAAATTGAAGATTATATAGATGGTGAAGATATTGACGAAGAAGATCTTACCGATAATTCCGATTTTTCTTCAAGTGAAGATTCAGATAATTATACTCGTGAAAAGAAAAATAGTAAAATTCCTAGTAGTTTTCAGAAAATTCGGGAAAAGAAAAATAGTAAAATTCCTAGTAGTTTTCAGAAAATTCGGAAAAAGAAAAATCGGTCAATGAATAAATGATTAGTATAGCGCCTTCTTTTAAAGTACTTCCTTTTTGTATATATCATTATCATCAGCCTGATAATTTATTAGGAACGATAGATAATGCTACGATGTTGCCAAATAAACATTTTTTTTGTGCATCACCCCCTGTAGAATTTGGTTCAAAATGGCAATTTTATAAAAATTTTTATGCTATTTCTCCTACTATAAGACCTCTTCCTCCGGGAATGAATTTAATATCAATGACTATTAAACAAAGTTTTCCTTACAATCTTTCTAGTGTAGATCATATTCCAGATCCATTTAATATACCTAAAAAAAGTCTAATTTTAATAACTTATACTCAGCCAGTATTGAACACTATACCATTATATTTTTTTTATCCAAAATCTTCTACTGGCATAGTTGATAAAAATAATTTATTTCCTACTTTTCAAGATTTGAGTGGTGATCCAAATTGGGAGAATAATTATTTACCTGTCATATATGTTTTAGATCCCACAAAATTTCCTAAAAAAGATAAATATGGTGTACCTCTTTTTCGATTTAAAAATATTCAAGGGAGATGTATGCCTCATCCTGACGGGGAAGAGTTTTGTGTTTTAGGTATAAGAAATAAAGGTGATACAAATTTGCAAACTTTGGTAAATTTATTAGGAGAGGGTGAGGAGAAAGAAAAATATATAAAATCTAAATCTCATGGTATATGGATAATTATTATTTTGTTAATTTTTTTACTTATTTTTATGTCAATTTCTATTTTTATAATATATAAAGGGGGTTAATAGGTTATTATTTTTTAAAAAATAATAACAGGAAATAATTTTTAATTTTTATATATTAACAAATCCCATTTGAACTAATTTTTTTCTAATAAATCCTTCTATTTGTTCATGTGGAACAGTATAAGGAACTTCAATAAGCCTTATATTATTATCTCGACATATTCTTCTTTTCATATCATCTCTATATTTCTGGTTAAGAAAATGTTCTTTATTACGATGAAAGTAAGGACAGTATTTATAGTGTTGTTTCCCATTATATTCACATGCTAAACCTATATGGGAATCAAAACAGTCTAATTCAAGATTAAAATTCCCTCCAGTTACTGGATTTCGAAGAAAATCTGGACGAGATGTGTTAAAAGGTTTTTTAAATATTTTTTGTAATACTCGCCTACATTCAAGTTCACCTTTACTTTGTCTGGGGATTCTTCTTTTAGATTTATAAGAAGGCCATTGCCCTTTATTTGGTGCGTAATATGATTTAGACCAACTTCCTTTTTTTCCTATTCTTACAAGTGCAAATAGTAAGATAAAGGATAGAGATAGTCCTAAGAGTATTTCAAATCCGTGATTGTTCCATAGCTGTACAATTTTAGAGAACATTTATTATATATTTATATTTTTATTCCTTTTTAATCTCATGTTGATTATATATTATTCTGATCGTTGCTATTACACCCCACAAAATAAGTGCTAAGACTAAAATTAGATTCTTATTCCAATTTGTGTAGGTTCTTAATGTATAGAAAAAGGCTATTGAAGTTAATAATGCTAAAGTAATGAAAAAATAATTTTCTGAATATCCTAAACTTTTATCGTTAGATATGAATACTATACTTATTAATCCTATAGGAATAGCACCAATAAGAGCAGCTATAGCGGTGTTAGAAATATTTTTGCTAGCAAATTTGACTCCTGCTACAGTAAATCCTCCTATTATAAATGGGATAATTAAACTTTTTATATCTAATTTCATTTATATAAGGATA